CAGGTGGAACGATTGGCTTTCTTGGCGTTACGGCCATTCGCGAATTGGTGGCCCGCTTCATTGGCCGGAAGGTGGATTCACTATGAAGGCTATCGCCGCTGCAATCATCATCGCGCTGGTGGGTGTACTGCTCGTCGGCATTCAGCAGTACCGGGTCGTCGCATTGCGCGCCGAGGTAGAGGTTGAAGCCACCGCCAAGAAGAAAGCGCTCGCCGCCAACCTTGAAAGCGAGGCCACCATCACCACTTTGCGGGCCGAAGCCCAGCGCAACGCTGCTTACATGAAAGACCTGAGCCTACGGATCAAGGCCAGCGAGAACAAAGCCAAACAGGCGAGGAAACAATTTGAAGACCTCAAGCGCAACAGCAAGCCCGTTCGTGATTGGGCTTCTCAGCCTTTGCCTGACGGCCTGCGCGGCAAAGCCGGTGGTGGTAACAAGGACGTCAGCGGTTCGAATCGACCTCCCTGAGCTGAATCCTTGCGAGCGGATCAACGCTGATGAGGTTGACCTTCGTTCGAACGGTGATGTGTGGGAGTTGAAGGATCAGGCCATCAAGCTGCTCGACACCTGCGCCGATCAGGTGGACGCGCAGATCCTGCGCCGCCAGAGCAAGTAGTCGAGCCCACTGGGCTTCATGCCCCATCGTGGGGCACACCAACCCCCTGTTTTTTGGGTCCTCCCCGAGGGGGGCCCCCTACACGGGTACGTGGACTCGCGGTTCTTGTGCAGCTGAGTTTTTTGCAGGGATGTCCGTCTTTTTAAAGGGTTGTGTATGGGCAGGAAAGTCAGCAAGGCCGACTTGAGTGAGATCGTTGGCCGGGACGAACGCACCCTGACCCGGTGGCAACACGACGGCATGCCGGTGGTTGAGTTTGGCCTGGGTCGTGGCAACGAAAACCAGTACGACACCGAAGCGGTGGTCCAGTGGCTGATGCAGCAGGCCTCGCTCAACGGCAAGAAAGAATCGTCCCGTGACAGGCTTGATCGGGTTCGGGCCAACCGTGAAGAGCTGGCGCTGGCCAAGGAACTTGGGGAGGTGGTGATCGCCTCCGACATGATCCAGCGCTTCGAGGCCATGATCATGTCGGCCAAGGTCGAACTGCTTAATACATTTCCAGATGTGCTCGCCGCTGAGCTGTCAGCCCGGTATGGCATTGAGGTGGACGACCTACTGATTCGCGAGCCCATCGAGGCCATCCTGAGAAGGCTTTCGGACTATGACAATGATGCTGACTCAACTGGAGATTCTGACGAATCGCCATACCCGGAGGGCCTTGAGGAAGACGGCGAGTGAGTCCCTGCACAAGGCCTGTTTGAAGTGGGCTCCACCGCCGCGCATGAGCATCATCGAATGGGCAGACAAGTATCGCTGGCTGTCCGCCGAAGAGGCGGCCCGGCCGGGTAAATACCGGTTCGATGTGACCCCGCATCTGGTCTGGCCAGGCGGCCCGCTTGAGGCACTGGACGATCCAAACGTTACAGAAATTGTAGGGCGCAAGTCTGCGCAGGTGGCCTGGACGTCGGGCGTGTTGGGTAACGCTCTGGGCAAGTGGATCGACATCGACCCGTCTCCGATCCTGGTGTTGTTTCCCAAGGCTGAAGCGGCCAAGCAGTATGTGGGCGAAAAGCTTGAGCCCATGATTGAGGCAACGCCCCGGCTTCGCAAGAAGGTCGATCTACGCAGTCGCAAGCTGCAGCAGCGCCAGGACTTCAAGCGATTTCCGGGCGGCTTTCTGAAAATGGTGGGCTCCAACAGTCCGGCGAGTGTGAAGTCCACGCCGGTGCCGAGAGTCGCTGTCGAGGAGCCTGATGACTGCAACCTCAACCTGCGAGGGCAGGGGGACAGCATCAAGCTGGCCAAGGAACGACTGAAGACGTTTCGCCGCTCGAAAATCATCATCGGCGGTACCCCGACCATCAAGGGGTTGTCGGCCATTGATGCGGAGCTGGAAATCTCCGACAAGCGCGAAGGGCTCGTGGCTTGCCACGAATGCGGTCAGTCGCACGCGTTGAGTTTCGACAATCTGTTCTGCGCGGACGATCCCGACTATCACCACGAGGTGTACGGCAAGAAGCGGCCAGAACATGCGTATTACGCCTGCCCGCATTGCGGTTGTTCGTGGGATGACAACCAGAAAAACGCGAACCTCAAACACGGCCGTTGGGTCGCGACGGCCGAGTTTAGAGGCATTGCCGGTTACATTCTCAACGAGCTGTACGCCACCTTCTGGGGATCGCGCTTCCAGGCACTGATGGAGAAGAAGCTTCAGGCCGAGCACGCCGCGTCCCACGGCAACATTGGGCCGATGATTGCCTTCGTCAACAGCTCCAAGGGGGAGAGTTACGAATACAAAAGCGACGCACCCAAAACGGATGAACTGGAAAAGCGGGCTGAGCCTTATGCTGAACTGACGGCACCCAACGGGGTGCTGCTGATAACGGTGGGCGTCGACGTTCAGGGGGACCGGCTGGCGCTGGTCATCATCGGCTGGGGCCGGGGTGAAGAATCGTGGCGACTGTACTGGGGTGAGCTGTACGGTAATCCCATCGATCCGCATGACGCCGTTTGGCAGGAGCTGGATCGGCTGATTGCCAAGCCGGTGGCGACAGAGGGCGGCGCGCAGCTGGTCATTTCCTCCGTGAGTATCGACAGCTCGGACGGCAACACCAGCGACGCGGTCTACGGCTACGTCCGGGACCGGCAGCGCTACAACATCATGGCGATCAAAGGTGCATCGATTGACAGCCGTGATAAGGAAATCTTTACCCGGCCGTCCCCGTCGGTTGACTCCTCCCAAGACAACACCAAAGCGTCGAAATATGGCTTGCGCGTTTACATCGTCGGAACCCACAAGGCCAAGACGCTGATCGACGGGCGTCTTCGACTCACCGGCGCAGGGCCGGGGCGGATGCACTGGTACAGCGAGATCCGCTCGGACTACTACGAGCAACTCACCAATGAAGTGCTGGCCCCGCACGCGCGCAACCCCAGCAAGATGGTGTGGCAGAAGAAGGCGGGCCGCCGTAACGAAGCGCTGGACTGCGAAGTGTATGCACTGCATGCGGCCAGAAGCTTGAAGACCCATCTGTTACGCGAACATGAGTGGGATCAGCTGGAGCAACAATTGCTGCAACCCACTCTTTTCAACACCGAGCAGGCCGTCACTCCTGTGCCACGTAAAGCGAATGCTCGCGGTCGTGGCACGCGCAGCCGTGCAGGCTATTAGAGGTTCAATCATGACTGACGCACAAATGCGCCTGGAGCAAGTACGGGCGGCGATCTCTGACGTCCTCAAAAAGGGTCAGCGGCTGAAGCGAGCGGATCGCGAGATCTATCGGGCCGAGCTCGACAGTCTGCGTTTGCTGGAACAGCAATACGCCAAAGAGGTCGCGCTGGAACAAGCATCGCTGCAGGGCAGGGGGCGTAATCGCATCTCCTACATGGTGATCTGATTATGGGTTTTTTCCGCAAAGACCCTGCCGAGTTGTTGATGCGAGAGGCACTCAAGCTCGCCAAATCTGTGTCTGAAGGGTCGCCTGCCAAAGCGCAGGGTGGCGGTGGCGGGGTTGAAACCCGCTGGCGCGGTGCATCCCGTGTGCTGCGCAGCATGGCAGGCTGGATTCCGGGATTGGGCAGTGCCAGGCGCGACCTGCACCACAGCGAGCGTCGCATGCTGGTAGCCCGGTCGCGTGATGCCATGCGCAACCATCTGATCGCTCGGGCGGCTATCACCCGCCTGCGCACCAATGTGGTCGGCACCGGCCTGGTCTGCCGTGCCCAGATCGATCATGTCGCGGTGGGCATCGACGAGCAGCAGGCCGAGCAACTCAATGCCCAATTGGACAGGATCTGGTCGCTGTACGCCGATGACCCCCGCGAGTGTGATGCCGAAGCCACGCTCAACCACTACCAACTGCAGGCGCTGGTGCTCATATCGGCCATGGTTTGCGGCGATGTCCTGATCGCCAGTCCTGACGATGAACGTCCCGGCTGCATTTTCAGCACCCGATTGCAGTTGATCGAATCGGATCGTGTCTGCAATCCGGACGGGGGCATGGACCGCGCAAACATGGTTGAAGGGGTGGAGTTTGACCGCTTGGGAGCACCTTTGGCGTATCACGTCTGCAACGGTTATCCCAATGAGTATTTGGCAGGGCAGAGCCTGGCATGGGAGCGCCTGCCTGCTTTCGGCGATACGACCGGCAGACGTCGGGTCATGCATGTCATGTCGGACAAGGAAAGGCCAGGCCAGAAGCGAGGCGCTCCTTATCTGGCTCCGGTGCTGGAGCCGTTGCAGAAGCTGGAGCGCTACAGCAGTGCTGAGTTGATGGCAGCGGTTATCTCGGCGATGTTCACCGTGTTCATCAAAAAGAACAACGACTTCAACGTCTCCAACTTGCCCATGTCCGCCATGGGCAACGAGGGCGCGGGCGGGGATACCACCGATGATGGTGAGCTGGCGTTGGGAGAGGGTGCCATTGTCGACTTGGGAATGGGCGAGGAGCCGGTAGTTGCCAATCCGGCTCGACCCAATGCCCAGTTCGACCCCTTCTTCACGGCGGTCGTGAAAGAGATCGGCGCGGCGCTCGAGCAACCGATGGAGGAGTTGCTACTGCATTACAGCAGCAGTTACAGCGCGGCTCGCGCTGCAATGCTCCAAGCGTGGCGGTTCTACAGCGTTCGGCGCTGGTGGCTGGCTTGTGACTTCTGTCAGCCCAGCCGCGAGTTGATCATTGATGAGGCCGTGGCGAGGGGACTGATTCACCTGCCGGGTTATTCAGATCCTGCGAAGCGTAAAGCCTACTGTCAGGGGATCTGGATCGGCCCGGCGCGGGGCGCTATTGATGAGCTCAAAGAAGCCAACGCAGCCGGTAAGCGGATCGAAATCGGGGTCAGCAACGAAACCCTCGAAACGGCCGCAATGACGGGCGAGCCTTGGCAGCAGGTCTATCGCCAGCGCGTCCGCGAGGTCGAGCAGCGACGCTCAGACAACCTGCACATGTTGCCCAAAGGCGGCGTCATCGCTGACCCACCCACACCACCCAACGAGGAATAACCATGCCCCGCGCATTGGAGCTGGCTGCATCGCAGCCTTGGCTGATGCTGCCTGACGCCCTGGATAACTTGCTGACCATTGCTGATCGCATGGGCGATCCGGGGGCGTTGGAGAGCAAAACCGGTATTCGGCTGGAGAACAGCCGCACGGTCAGCGTTCGCAACGGCGTCGCCATCATCCCGGTGGTCGGTCCGGTTTTTCGCTACGCCAATCTGTTTACCGAGATCAGTGGCGCGACCAGCACTCAGGTGCTGGCCACCGACCTGCAGTCGGCGCTGGATGACCCGAACATCAAGTCCATCATCCTCAATATCGACAGCCCTGGCGGGGTGGCGGCGGGCATCAACGAGCTGGCTGACCAGATCCATGCGGGACGCGCGCGCAAAAGCATTGTGGCCTACGTCGGTGGAACGGGTGCCAGCGCTGCTTACTGGCTGGCTTCTGCGGCCAGCGAGATTGTCATCGATGAGACGGCGTTGCTCGGCAGCATCGGCGTAGTGGTGGAAGCCGTAGTCGAGGGCGAGGCCAGCAGCGGCCGCAAGCGTTACCAGATCGTCAGCCGCAACGCCCCCAACAAGCGGTTGGACATGGCCACCGAAGAGGGGCGCGCCAAGGTCGGTGAAACTGTGGACGCAATGGGCGAGGTGTTTGTGGCCAAGGTCGCCCGAAACCTTGGCGTGGCATCCGACGCTGTTCCTGCAATGGGAGATTTTGGCGGCTTGCGGGTAGGTGCAGCAGCCGTTGAATCGGGTCTTGCTCACCGCCTGGGCTCGCTGGAAGGACTAATTACCGAACTGGCCAAACCGGCCGCGACACAACCGAGGACATTCACTATGACCACCGTCAACTCCACCGCTCAGCTGCGCGAAGCACTGGCCGCTGGTACCGACCCAAACACCATCGAAATTGCTCAGGCCAGCCAGTCCGAACTGGAGACTGCACGTACGCAAGCCAGCACGCAGGCGGTCACCGCTGAGCGTGAGCGCATCAAGGGTATCAACGGTCTGGCCAGTAAGGGGTTCGAGACCGAAATCACGGCGGCCATTGATTCTGGGGCCTCGGTCGAGGCAACCGCCTTGCAGTTATTCAAGGCTGCCCAGGACCGTGGCATTTCGTTGAGCGCCATCAAAGCCGACAGCACCCGTGCGTCGACCTCTACACCTTCCGATGGCAACGCTCAGGGTGAGCGAAAAGCCGTAGTCGGAGCCATTGTCGCGGGCGCTTCGCGTCGCTGATCAGGAGAACATCATGAGTAATCCAACCCGTCAGACCTATGTCCCCAGTCATCTCTCTGCAGGCGCGTTCCCCGTGGTGATTGAGACCGGAATCATTGCGGCAGGCCAAAAGCTCAAGCGAGGTGCGGTCCTCGGTCAGGTGGACGCCTCGAGCGAGTACGTGCTCTGCGCCGTCGCTGCCGACAACGGCTCTCAGGCACCCAAGGCTGTGCTTGATCAAGACGTGGATACCACCGGCGGTGCTTTTCCAGCGTCGCTTCTTCTCACCGGCGAGGTGCTGGGCTCTGAGCTCATGTTGGGCGAAGGCCTGTCACTTGCCAAAGCAAAAGCAGCCCTGCGGCCGCTGTGCCTGTTCATTCGTTAACCGGAGCTTCTGATGGATATTTTTGACACCCGTACCATGCTTGAAGCCGTCGAGCAGATGCCCACGGCGCGACGTTTTCTGCTGAACACGTTCTTCAATGGCGGCAGCCCCGTGACGTTCCCCACCAAGACGGTGGACATTGATATCGTCAAAGGCCAGCGCAAAATGGCACCGTTTGTTCATCCGCGCCTGCCCGGCAGCATTTCGCTGCGTGACGGTTACCGCACTGACTCCTACGCGCCGCCGTACATCCAGCCCAAGCGTGAAACCACCGCGGAGTTGGTTCTCAAGCGCTCGGCAGGGGACAACCCTTTCTCCAGCCGGTCGCCGTTGGAGCGGGCAGGCCAGATGCTGGGCAAGGATCTGCGCGATCTGGATGACGAGATCATTCGTCGCGAGGAGTGGATGTGTGCCCAGGCACTGACCACCGGCAAGGTCCGCGTGCTGGGCGACGGCGTTGATGACACCATCGATTTTCTCATGGCGAACGATCACAAGATCACGCTGGGCACCGGCCAGTGGGGCAGCGACGACTCGGACCCGATTGGCAACCTGCGCGCTTGGAAACGCAAGATCGCCAAAGACTCCGGCCGCACTGCCAATACTGCTGCGCTGAGTGGTGAGGCGCTTGATGCGTTCCAGTCCAATCTCACGGTCATCAAGCAACTGAACACTCGCCGTGTGGACATGGGCCTCATCAAGCCGGAAGAGCTGCCGGACGGCGTCACCTATCTGGGCTACCTGAACGATCCGGGCGTCGACCTTTACGGTTATGACGAGTGGTATCTGGATGACGAGGGTGATGAGCAGCCCATGATTCCAGCGGGCGGCCTGATTCTGGGCGCGACTTCCACGCGTAACGCCATGCTTTACGGTGCGATTCAGGATCTGGAAGCCATCGAGAGCGGGCTGGTCGAAGCGGCACGCTTCCCCAAGAGCTGGACGACCCAGGAGCCGAGCGCTCGCTGGTTGAAGCTGCAGAGCGCGGCGCTCGCTGGTTTGCTGGAGCCGGACGCATTCATCTACGCCAAGGTGGTGTGAGATGGCCAAAAAACCCGGCTATATCGTGGTAGACGGCTGCATTCAGGAGGGGCGCAACATCATCCTCAGAGGCAGCCCATACACCCCGGCCAGCAAAGAGATGGAGGATGCGCTGGTGGCAGAGGGGCGTATTGCAATCAGCACGGCCCCTCGGGCGCAAGAGGCTATCCAGTCTAAGGCAGCGAGCCCTGGCGATACTGATGACGCCACCGACGGTGACTGACCATGAGCTTTCGAGAACTGGCTGAGGACATGGACGCCCAGGTCCTTGAATCTCTGGGCGATATCGCAACCGTCGACGGACGCGATATCGCAGGGTTTCTTTCAATCCCGTGGTTGCAACCCAAGCTCGGACGCATCAACACCGGCATCAGGGAGCCGCACTTCGCGATACGTGTTCACGACGCTACTGGGGTTGCGATTGGTCAGATTGTCTCCATCGACCTGCCTGAGCAGGACGGTGGCGGTCGGTATGACCTGGTCGGACTGGAACCTGACGGTACGGGCTGGGTATCTCTTATCCTGAGGCTTAAGCGATGAGCATAGGCAGCTTCTACAAACAGTCGGCCAAGGACGGCATGATCACCCTGCAGCCTTCTGCGGCTGATCTCGACGCGTTCAAGGACTTTGCTGCAGCGGTTCCCAAAGCTGCGGCAGCGGCCCAGCGGCGTGCCATCAACAAGACGCTACGCTGGTTGCGCACGCACATTGCCAGGACTGTCGGGCGGCAAGAGCGCATCGCGGTCACGGCTGTCCGGCAACGTCTTCGGGCCTACCCGGTCAACGGTGGCACGATGCGGGGCAAGCTCTGGTTTGGTCTGGATGCTATTTCCGCCAGTCGTATCGGCCGTGCGCGGCAGAGCCGTACCGGCGTATCCGTTGCCGGTCGCCGTTATCAGGGCGCGTTCTTCAAAACGGTTTACGGCAGCAGTCCTGATATCTGGATCCGTACCGCGAGCAAGCACTTTGACTCAGGCGCGTACGCCGAAACAAGGCAAGGCAAACGCCGCTCCGGCTTCATCGAAGAAAACGGCAGCCGCTTCCCGTTAGCTAAAGCCAAGGTGTCGCTGGAAGAGGCGAGACCCCACTTCGATAGCTGGGTGAAACGGGCCGATGAGCGCCTGCTGGAGATTCTCAAGCAGGAATTCAATTACGAGCTGCAGAAGTATCTGAAAGGAACTGCCCGTGCCTGACGAAGATTTCAGTCTTGATTCGCTGTACGAAGCGATTGAACGACACATCAGGGCCGCTATTGCTGGGCTTGAGTACGTCGGCACCATGCCTGACATGCTTGAGCAGGTCGCTGTGCCAGCCGTGCTGATCGAACTGGTAGAGCTGGAGCCAGGCGTTGATCAGGGCACCGGGGAAACGGCCTTGATTGCCCGGTTCGAAGCACGGGTGATCGTTGGGTCCGAGCGCGAGCAATGCCAGCAGCAGGCAGCCTTCGCGGCCTCGCAACTGGCTGTCCTGCTGAGACTGCAAACTTGGGGGCTTGAGGTCGAGCCCGCTGAGTTCGTGAGAGCGGCTCAGGACTGGTCGCGTCCGGAACTGGACGGTTATGCGGTCTGGGTCGTCGAGTGGACTCAAGGGATCTACCTCGGCGAGGAGGAATGGCCTTGGCCTAATGAGCCGCCTGGCACTCTGGTGTTTGCTTTCAGTCCGGACACCGGACATGGTAACGAAGATCAGTACCAGTCGCCTGAGGGCATGTGATGAGTTTCGCGTTGGCAGAACATGACCGCATGTTGGCCGGTGTTGTGAAGGACTGCTGCGTCGTTGCGCTGGACCTCACCGCGTCACCTCCGGTATGCCGCGTTTCGGATGGTGACTGGGTCAGCGCCTGGGTGCGCTGGCACAGCGTGGCGGCGGGCAAGGCGCGACACTGGCGTGCACCGACGCTAGGTGAGCAGGGCACCTTATTCAGTGCCAGCGGTGACGTGTCGCAAGGCACATTCATTCCTGGGCTGTATGGCAATGCCGGTGCCCAGCCTGACAACCGCGACCATGTCGAAGTCTGGCGCTTTGACGACGGTGGGTCGCTGATCTACGACTGGCAGGCCAAGACGTACACGATTGATCTGCCTGGCGGAACGGTGACGATCAAGGTCGGTGCCAGCTCGGCCGTCGTTACCGACAGTGCTATCACCGCAAAAGCCGCCACGATCACCTTGGATGGCAATGTCACGATCAGCGGAACGCTCGCCGTAGTCGGTGATATCAATGGCGGCGGGCAGATTATCGACACGGGTGGCAACACCCCGAACCACAAGCACTGACCCGGCCCGCACTGCGGGCTTTTTAATGTCTGGAGATAACCCATGGCGACCGTAAAAATCGATAAGACTTCTGTTGATCAACCTGCAGCACCAACCGGCCAGGTCACACCTACGGCTGAATCAGTCCCGGACGCCGTGCCTCCTTCAGCGCTCGCTGTAGCGGGGCGGATGTATCGAGACACGCTGTTCACCTCGCGCACGCTGATTCTGCCGGATGCCCGCACCCTGGCTGTCGCCAAGGGCATTGCCACGGCGCAGGCAGATGACACCGTCGCGCTGGAGTACCTGCGTGCACACCCGGACCTTGAACCGCTGGAGTAATTCATGATCGGAATGGATCGCCGTACCGGTCAGCCTGTCTCCGGCCTGGCGCACCTTCGGCAGTCCATCGAAGACATTCTTGGCACTCCCGTCGGCAGCCGCCGAATGCGCCCGGAGTACGGCAGCAAGATCCGGCGCTTTGTCGACCTGCCTGTGAACGATGGCTGGAAAAGTGCGGTGCAGGCCGAGGTGGCCAGATCGCTCGGGCGCTGGGAACCTCGCCTGAGGCTTGAGCGTGTCAGGGTGATTGCGGTCCTGAACGGCCAGGTCACCTTGGAAGTGCAGGGGACGTATCTGGGTGACAATGCAGTGTTGGAGGTGACGGCGTGAGCTTGATTGAACTGTCGGC